ACCTCCTTATGCTGTTTCTTCCCCCACGACCCCGTCGAACGCCTGTTCTTCGGCGTGGAAGGTTTTCGTTTGTACCCTAAGCCATGTGGGTTTGGCAAGGGAATTCTTTCCGGTGAAAGACGTCTCCTTGAACATTACGTTGTTGCCCGGGACGCAAGCGATGCGGCCGTTGGCAAGTTCGATGAAGTGATGCGACTTTGTTTGGCTAGGCTCCATGCTATAAGCGTCACCGTAAGGCTCGGCCGTGAACATGTACGATCCCTGCATCCAAGCCTGCCGGGACGCCAGCCACACCTGACAGTCCAGTTCGCGCAGGTAGTCATACTCGATCGTGGTAAAGTTCCAGCCGAAGCAATCCCAGCGTTGCGCGTCTCCCAAGGTCCACGGCTCTTCCGTTCCGCCCGGTAATGCGAGCGCATGCAATGGCAGCCCACGGTACAGGGCGCCGCACTTGAGCATGACGGTGCATCCCCAAGCCCGGTGCGGTACCGAGTATAGCCCGAACCAGACCGCATCCTCCCATCCCTGCTCCTTCCCCTGAGAGCAGAACTGGCGGTCCACCATGACGTACTGATGGCGCGGTAGGTTTGCGGCGAAGGTCATTTGCGGTCCATCCACATTGCCAATAGCGCAACGCCAATGGCGAACATAAGCATTTCGTTTGGTCCTATATCAATCATGTAGTTTTAACTCCGATAGGGGTTTGAGATTGGCGTGCGGCACAAAGAAGCAGGGCGGGTGCTGGCTAAACCTGTACTCATCCTTCTTACCATCCTCGGCATGAATCCATCCATGAATCGTATAGTCCGGGCAGCGGCCGGATACCGAGACCACGATCCCGGTGTCGTCCGGTCGGATCTTGAGATCCTTCCGGCTCGACCACCGTACCTCTAGGTTCGTGTTCTCGATGTCAGGCACATGAAACGTGTTGACCCCGAATCCCCAATAGATCCCCAGCGTCTTGGCAACCGCAAGCTCGGCGTGCGCGGCTTCGATATGGTATCCCCATAGCTCGCCCACCACCTTCTCGGGGAAGCGTGGGTTACGGCGCATATAGCTCGCTTCCGCATTCCTGCGCATGCCAACGTATCCTGCAACCAGAATCTCGTTGGCGTTGAGCGTGACGTTTATCTCCATGCCGGCCCCGTGATCCACGCCACCAGCGCCCATCGCGTGCCGAGCAGTGGTGCCTTGGCCTTGTGCTTGATCCATGTCGGAAAGAAGTTGGCCGATCCTTGGTGCTTTGATTTCTCCACTCCATGCCAATCCGCCTCGACGCACAGACCACCGCCAACGTACTCCTCTGGCCGTGATAAGTTAATAACGCAAGTCAGCTTGCGGTCGCTGCCGTCAAAAGTATCATAGTGGGCAGCAAACCTTTGGAGCGGACGGTACCTAAGCACCTGCAACTGTTGCATGTCCGATATGTCGAACCTGTAGTGTTCCTTGTTAACCTCGGATACAACCGCTGCCAGATAATTATATACCCACTGGAAGTGCGGCGACTTGGGCAGCCAGCATGACGCGCAGGTGCGGGTTCGGCTTGTCACCCGGCTGCCGTCCTTGGCAAGCACGGGCGCCCGGGTCATGCCGATAATCTCTGCGTCGCGGATAATCATCTCGCACTGCGAGCGGGTGAATACCTCTGGGACCGTTACGGCCGTCAGGATCTTTTGCTTAAACGTTTTTTCTGTTTGCATTTGTTCTTCCTTTCAACGTACTCAGTCAGAAGCTGCTTGAGTGCAATGCCGGCGAGTTCATCACGGTTATACTTAATCATGTTAAAACCGAATGCTGCCAGCTTATCTGCGGTAACTTCATCAATGTCGAATTTCATTTCGACCATCTTGACCTCACGCTCGCCCAGAAACTTTATCTGTCCCAGTTTGTCCATTGTCTACGCTCCTCTCTGATCCTGTCGAATAGCCAAAATAGAAACGCCACGGCAGCCAAGACAAGCGATAGCGCAACTGAAAACGCAATAATCAGCGCTGCAATGTTTACAGTCATCTCGAGTATGGTTTTAATTAGTTCCATGATTCTTCTTTATTACACGATTGAGGGTTGCTTGGTCAATATCTATCCCGGCCACCTTGCACCAGAATAGGATCACGCCATTGGAGAAATCGTCCACAAGCTTCCTGACAGACTCAACTCGGCGGTAGCAGTTGCAGTCCCTGACGTTCTTGCTTCTTGCTCCTGTGGGTTGTATCCCATTCAGGATGCCTCGTCTCTGTAGCATCCTTATGTCGTCAATTGCTCGGATGACTATCTCCCCGGCAAGCTGCTGGATTCTTGCGTCGTAATCCCCGGATGTTAATTGCGTCGAGACCATTTCTTTTTGTTCTTTCCTGAGCGGTCCTGACACCAGACCGCATACATGTTCCATAATTCTGCCGCATCCCTAGCGGCATCCTTTGTGTCAAACTCATCCTCGATCGATGGCAATCCGTTGGGCGGCACAGCGCCCCATAGTCTCGGACCTATCGGTTTCCCCATCAGGGTCTCAAGTTTGTACTTACCGTTGGCCTGAACCACGCGCACCGGGGTCATCGTATCTCTTCCTCAAGCTTCTTAATGTCCGCCTCAATCTGCGTCCTAAGCTTGCCCATGTCGTTCGACTGTCCGGCATAGTGGATCATGTATGCGTCATGGTAGCGGTTGAGACCGAAGTGCTGCTCGACGCTGGTCATGCAATTGTAGACCGGGTCAAGTTCCTGAAGGTCCAGATCACATAGGTGCGCCATGATGTTCATCCATGTCTGTTCGGCAAAGTGGTTGGGAAACAAGCCGATGGGCGGCTGGGCGAATATCCCGGCCACTTCTTTTGTTGCCACAAATACCCCGGTGTTGACATAGAATCTCGGATCAATCTTGTAGCCAAAAGCTTTCGCTAGGGCAGCCATCCCCGGCTTGCGGTCGAGATATGACCCCTCGTCGAAAGCGCAGAACTTCTCGACATCCTTGGAGATGTCCGGGCAATCCAGCGCAACCAACACATCAGCGTCAAGAAAGGTTACGACATCGTAGCCCTTGGTCGTCATGAGGTGCGGGATGATCAGCTTGCTGTACTGTACCGGGTGCGCCAGCGGCTTCTCGATGGAAATAAAGTCCTGTTCATGTCTGCGGCAATACTCCTCCATGCGCGGCTTGGTAAGCTTGAGAACCTCCAGCCAATCGTCACCGAAAGCCTGAGTAAGTACGACCTTCTTCATACCATCTCACAAAGCTGGTAGTCAGCTTCTTCCAGCAGGAGTTGCGTCGCAAACTCCCTAAGATTCTCATCATCCTTAATCTGTTTGCCGTCGATCATGACCTCGATCCTAGATAGATCCATGTCATAAGGCACGTCGGCCATATAATGCTCACGGTGGCCCTGCGGCCCGATGTCAACCCGGTGTGTCTTATAGATCACGTCCGCAAAAGCCGTGGCCTCCTTGCCTCCCCAGATAAATGTTACGGTTATGTCCTCCAGTTTCTTCATAGTCTTGGTACCTCTTTCTTTACTTGCGCCCAACAAAACAAGGCTCGGACGACCGCCCTCTCTAGGTGGTCCATTGCATCCTCGCCTTCCCCGTCGGGCATTGGTGTGCTTTTGTGCAACATCATTTGTGCGGTTGCCAGATGGCGTATCGCACGCGATATGTGGTAGTCGTGAACAGGTCGATCGCAATTGAACCACTCGCCATATGCAGACTTGCTGGAACCTCTGCCCATAACTCTCCAGACAATTTCTTCCGCTACCTTTCCAAGTTCTTCAATGGTTGGTGGTGTCATAGTTTCATCCCCGGTGGTGTGTATTGCTTTACCCAAGCCCATACTTTGAGTAAAGCAGAAAATGCTTGGTAGGCTTCGCAAATCTCCCGCTCGTCCCATACCCTTGTGACAATCTTCTCGGGGTCGTTTGCGGCCAACACAATCGATACGCATCCAACGCTGGTATCGCCCCACGCCATCCTGTACGCCGCCAACTGCGCCACGTCCGTCTCAAAAAACGGCTCATAGCGATCGTTGACCTTGCGGTTCTTTAGATCGATGATGCAGGTGCCGACACCCTTAAGATCCACCAGCGCATCGCACCTGCCGGCATACCCGGCCCCGACGAGCGCCCGCTCGCACCAGTGCGTCTTGGTCACATTCTCGGCCGCCCACTCTTTGAATGTTTTGATATAGGGCGCCATCCGCTCGTCCTTGGATGTCTCCTGACCCATAAGAATCTTTTCCATTTCCTCATGCATGCGGGTGCCATGCTCGGCCGCCTTGGTGGTCTGCTCCTTGGACGCCTTAATCACTCGCTTGGCGTAGCTCTCAAGCGATTCGTCCGGCTCCCTAGCGATATTGATGGACGCAAGCAGCACCTGCTCCATCTGCCAGTTGGTAAGCTGCGGTTTTGCCATCGCCGCCAGCACCGACGTCACGCTCGGATAAAGCCCAAGCTTCCTTGCATCGCCGACGGTTGTATTGCGCTCCAGACCGGTCTTGCCAATGATTACATGAGCCGATTTGCCCTCGGCATTATACCAATGACCCGCTTGGTCCGTGAAGACCAAGCGGGTTTGGTTTGGCTCTTTCTGTGAAAAAGTAAGAGCCACTAGATTAGAATGGCATTTTATTGCCATCGCCATCGGTCGCCTTTGCAACCGGTGCATTGCCGGCAAACTCCCGGGACTCGCGGATTTTGCCCTGCAACCATTCCGGCAACTTGGAAAAGTCACCGGACTCGCCTTGCTCGATCTCATAATACACATGCTCGTTCTGCGTCTCCGACGGCGCCTTCATGCCCTTGGGCAATTTGGAAGCACCGGCAATAGCGCAGTAGTTCCTGCCCTGCTGGCTTGTCTTGTGTACAAGGGTCAGCATGGCCGGCTTGCCGAGCAGGTTCTTTAGGCTAAACGCCTGAAGTTCCTTGGCGGTAAACGCCTGACCGCGCCACTGTTCCAGAAGCTTGCGAAGGCTTGCGCGCTCGCCAAGCGACCGGGTCTGCTCGATGGATACGATCATCGGCTTGGTCACTTTCGTGGTCTTGCCGTTCTCGGTAACCTCGCCCTCGATAACCTGATCAGGAAGCTCGAAGGTTAGGCGGACCTTGGGGGACCACTTCTCCTCGCCATCCCAATTGGTTTTCTGGTGACCTAGGTCAACCAAGCTGAATAGAATGCCGACCGTGGCTCCCGCCTCCGGTAACTGACGTTCCGAGTTTTTTGATTCTGCGCTGATGGTTAGTGCCATGTTGTACTGTCCTTTCTATTGTATTTTGTTGGGGTTTATTGGGGTTGAAGGTATTACAAATCCCTGCGCCACGGTCGTTGCTACAGGATGGGTAGCCACCACGTCAACAACAAAATTGGGCGGCGCAATGTGGCGCGCGATCTCGCAAAGATCATTGGCTTCGACAATGGCAAGCCATTTCTTCTCTCCGTTGCGGCGGAAAAACACTGCCGGGATCTTGCCCTCTGGTGCATCTCCCTTGGCCTGCGCCATCCACTGCTCCGGCTTAATCTGCTGGCAGCGCTTCACTTCGCAGTGAAAGGGAAAGTTTGCGCACACCACGTCGCCCGATCCGCCCTCGGGATCGCCGGCATACTGTTGAGTCCTGCGGGCCTTCTGCCATCCCTGCTCCCGCAGGTATGAGGCGAACTCCCGCTCGCCGGCCGCTCCCTTGCGTCGTGAATTTATTTTTCCCATATGGACTCCATTAAGGTTAGGTTGATGTCTCCGTT